CAAACTCTGCGATCTTTTCAAAGCTCATTACTTGATATTTTCTAAGAGTTTAGTTGCAGAAAAGAAATCTTTAGTTAGTGATTCTGCATTGGCACGAACTAAAGATAGTGTGCGTTCATAATATTCCATATGATATATGATCATATCCGTAACTTCAGATTTATGTGCTAGATAACTATCCCATGATTCTGTATACACACTTGGATATTTAAGGATACCTGTGTACATTTCACTATAACTTAGTCGATCTGGTACTAGCGGAACAGCATCTACTAGGGCACCTTCATAACAACTGATACCTAATGTTTCCTGCAGATTGGCTGACCAAACAATCTTAGCTGATCCTAGCAAGGTATGATATTGTAATTTACTCAACTGCTGATCTTGACAGACAATCCACTCATACTCGGGCATAGATGCCGCAAGATCACGGAATATCTCAACTTGTTTCTCTGGTGCTATGCGATGCGGGAATAAGATTAAATCACGTTTGGGCATTCCTTTAAACGGCTCTAAAATATCTTTAAGGTATTCCATAGGCCACCCACTGTGTATAATTTTACTCTTGTCTACTTCTTCAGCAAACAAGTTCTTCTCAAACATATTGATATGAAACTGTGTAGCAAAGTAGTTATGATCGATAGCATGAAAGAATGCTTTTTCACTATGTCTGATCCACGGTGCATCACCGATCAATCTGCCTAAGAAGTCCTGTGGATCATAACTACCAGCGTGCCATAGTGCGTGTATAGTTACCTTTATACCAAGAAGTTCTGACATATACTTAAGATTAAGTATGCCAGGGTGCCAAGCGTCAGTAAACAGAAAATGATCGCCAGCAGTGACTCTACCTTCTGTAAATAATCTACCCATCTGCTCAACTTGATTGGCTTTATAGATGTTAGTTCCGCCAAAATTAAGAAAAGCGCCAGGTGTAGTAGCAGAAGGAATATCGCTAGGTCCACTAATAATGGTGACATCATGTCCAGCCTTTCGTAAGAGAGCAGGTACATGAGTCTTCCATTGGCCCGTGTACCTTGTTTCGACTGCTTCTAGATCAACTAGAAATACAGTCATTACTGTCCTCGATTTTGTTTAGTGTAGACGATGCCATTACGGGCTTGCCATTGTTGACGTTTCTTGCGACGTTCTTGCCATTCTTTATATTCTACGCTACGATAAAGATCCGCTGGATCATACTTGATCATGCGGAAACGACAATAGTTTAACCATGCTTCCAGATCTTGGAAGATCTGACGAACTTCTGATTTCATGGTATATTTGCGAGGTTCTTGTGCCACAATAATTTCTCCTATACAGTGACAGTTTGATAAGGACGAGTATGATTATACTCAACGTAACACCCATTTTCGCCATCTTCAGATACTTCTATCCAAACATCACGACCTGGATACTTGCTTGCGATCTGATCATACAGATCATCTGCGATCATTTCACAGCTTTTATAGTTTAACTCCAATATACCACTGTAAAGATTTTCTACCCAGCGTTTAAATTGTATAAACTCTAGTTCACGATCATCGTGGTATACATCAATACTTATCCTAAAATGAAACATATGACGATGCGGATGTGCTAGGAAACTAACATCTGCTAGTTTAGGATCTGTAGCCGCTGCAGGAAAACAATGGATACCTTCACGTTGGAAAGTAACCCACACTTTCTTCTGTGCGGCTTTTCTAATACGTTCTATACGTTCACGTTCTTCTAATATCATTTGATAATCTCATCCTTACTATACTGATCCCAATCAGTAAAGCTCTCTGTTGTTGTTAAATCACGTAGGCGATGACACCAAACACCTGGGTTTGAATAATCAAAGTCTAGATCGTCTAGCTTAATTGTAGCATTATATCCTAGCTGTGTCAAGTAGGGTAATTTTATCGAAATTTGTGGAATAAATCTACGATGACCAATAAATGTACACTCTAGCACACCTTGTACTACTGCGACGTCAAAATCCAGGGTACACCATAAGCCTGCGGTCAAGCATTGATCAATCATACGTTCCCACGGACGCCACCCATCGGCATCATCTGTGGCTAACTTAGGAAAACTTTGATTAGCACCAAAATAAATGTGTTTACACTCTTTTTCTTTAGCTAATGCGATGATTTCTTCTGCACGCTGTATACCTACTACAAACAATGTTTGCATACCAAACGCAGGAGTCCGTTCAATCTCTACGCCTGTAAAGAATGTTATTGCTTCTGCTGTGCCCGAATCGTATTCACGTTTCATACTAAGCCTTTTAATTTAGTTTTAGTTTCTTCAAGCTCACGTTTAACATCAGCTTTTTCAAATTTCATTTTTTGCATTGACTTATCAGTAAGATAATGTGTATATCCATCTTTAATTTTCTTATCTAACTCAGCATGACGTTCTTCTAAGTGTTTGATATGATGTTCAAGTTTTTCCTTGTTCATATTACTCTCCTAGTTCGTTTTCTAAAGTATCTAATACGCCTTCATCTAATCCGCTGTCATCTACGTGATATTCTTCCTCTTCTTCACTTTCAAATAAACTATTAAACATAGTTGACGCATTGATCGTTTTCTTACCTGTAGCACCACGTGTGCCGATAATGCTCATCCAGAATTTACTAAACTCATCAATGATAGCCAGTGCCGTACCTTTGTCACTGGTAGCAAAAATAGCTTCTACTACGTCACGGAAGTAAACACGATCAAATGTTTCTTGCACTAACATACGAGGAGTTACACCTTGGTCATACCGACGATTGGCTTCTTGCACTGCACTAATATGACTCCAAACATTATGACCCATCTGGATAGCATAACTAAAACTATCCCACGAAGTCCGGCCTTCTTTACCAATCTTGTTTAAATCACCAGGCTTATAAATGCAGACATCTTTGATAGTACAACGTTCACTGATTGGGCTATTTGTAAAATTAGCAAATAACTTGTCTTGAAGCACTGCATCACGGAATCTGCGGGTATCTGTAGAATATTTCTTATCGTCGACACTAGGTACCATCCTGTAGACCCATTTTTCTCTGTCGGTGATTTCTGTTTGGATGTAGATCTGTCCATTAGCACTAGCCAAGAATGGACTAGCGCAGTCAAACGATATTGTAAAGTTTTCATTATGATGCTTTCTTACTGCTCTTTGTATGTCTGTTAATAAGCATGCCCACTCAAGTTTACTTGTACCTAAGAAGTGCATCCAATCATGTAGACCTTTTTCTAATAAACCATCAAAGCGTAGTTCAACTAGTCTGCGTAGCACCAGATGCACATCACACATGTTCTGACCACCCATAGCCCAACCTTCAAATGGTTGTGCATACTGTTTAGGATCGCAATACTTCTTCATGCGATCATACCAATCGTCAGCATCTGCGTGATTTTCACCTTGTAAGACGTTTAAGAACTTACAAGCACCTGTACGATTCTTCATGAAGTAGTCGTTGTTAATGTAAGTGCCCTGCACCGCCTCGATATATGTGTTAATACCTGTGGCCTTACGACCTGCTGGACTACGAGCTACCCATGCTGGAATATCTAAGATCATGCCGCGATCCATGTAAGCATCCATCCACGACAATACTAGCTCACGTTTCTTCTGCGCTTTTGGACAGTTTGGATCTTTCCAATCACCTTCCCACACACCTTTACCAATCTGGAAACCACCACTATCACCTAGGATAAATGATCTACTGCGATCTCTGTTACGCACCATATCTTCTTTGGGACTGTGTTTGTTTACATCAAGCTCTGCGTGACCTGCTGAGTATAATGCCCAATGATAAGGAAAGTAAGCAGCATCTGGGTTAAGCCAGTTAAGTCCTTCTATACCGTTTTCAAAATCTGCTGGGATACGTGCAGGGTCTACATACGTAGGATCATGTCGTTGTTTGCCTACATAGGTAGCATAGAAGCCACTCAGTGCTGGTAAGAATACAGCATAGTCTAGTTGTTTATTAGTTAAGTTATCACGATTCATAAAATTTTACGCTGCCGATTAGTTTATAGTCTGGTTCAAAGTGCTGTTGTAATTTTAACCCAAGTTCTGGATTTTGTTTAAGTAGTTTGACATAGTATTCTTTAGTTGTTCGACGATCATCTTCATCACTGGCATTATACTCTATTGCTATGTCAACATTGGTTCTATAACCTCGATTATAGATCCAATTGTTTACGTTTTTTCTTAGACTATCATTAACCAGCATAAATGTTGCTCGACTTAAATCCACACCTTGTAAAAAATATGTCTGTAGATCTGTGTGATCATCGAATGTTATGCGATTAAACACTTCCTCAGCTGATAAATCTTGTTTGCTATTGTATAGATATTGTGTAATACCACTGCACCAACGATCGATAGGGTCACGCAACACGATCAGGTTTTCGTTGCTGTTTATTAAAGTCTCGCTATGATGCCAAAAGCCGCCTGAACCAATCAGCACACCTTTAACAAAACTGCTGGCATTTTTTGGAACGTGTATGTAGCTAATATTATTAACTTCATCAACCCAACATTCACCTAGCCTATGCCCAAGATGTGCCCAACGGCCTAGTGTCATTACTTGCTCTGTGCTGGTAAGATATAGTTATAAGTTGCTAACCCACTATTAACAGTGATCTGTGCAGCACCTTCATCACTGATACTAAACTTCTTATCACCTGCTAGATTTAAGATGCTCAATACAGCATTAACTGGCCATGACCAACCTTTGCTCAATGTACCGCTTACGCCTGCTTGGAATACAAAGTTACCTGCGTGACTGCTGTGGTCACCAAATGATAATTCTAAATTACCGTTGTTAGTTTTAGCAGTAAAGTTGTTTTCTTCACTGTTAGCTGACGCTTGGAATTTAAGTCTTTGGATATTTGCTACAGATGGCTCAAACTCTACATGCCATGTTACTGGACGCATTTTAACTGTTTTAAGTTTGTCATTGACAATCTCTTGGCTCATAAAACGATAGTCGTTTTTAAAGTCTCCAGCTGCATTTTCAAAATGTAAGCCCACTGCTACCTGTTCTCCGTTTCGATCTTGGCGAGTTAAACTAATCTTAGCGTTGTCTTTGTATTCTGGAATACCTAAGATAGTGTTTAGTTTACCCAAGTTTGGCATACCAAACGTGCCAATAAACTCTGCTACTGGTCCATTTAGTTTAGCCTGTACGATAACGCTACGATCTTCTGCTAGTGCTTCAATGTTGGTTTCCGTGTCTGTGCCTGATACTTTAACTAAGTCAATAATGCCCAAGCCATAAGTGTTTTTAACGATGTCTAATAGATGGTCTCTCATATGTTTCTCCTTTGATAATATATTGTATATGGTTTATTTAGATCTTGCAAGTAGTTTGATAAAATTATTTTCTCCCGACTAATCCCTGTGCTTGTGAACGTTTTATTGTGGATAGTTGCCCAGGTTTCTTTATTTCAATCCAGCTGATGTGGCTTACTTCATCATTATTTGGTAAATCGACGCTGTTAACAATTTCATAACCGAGTTTGGTAACTAATTTAACCAACTGTCTTTTTGGAATCCAACTCATTCCGCCACGTTCACTTAGTTGGCATGAAGTATAAAGATCTCCGTTATTATAACTAAACATTATTATACCTCCCGGGCGAAGTATTTTAATAACTTGCTCGAGGTACTTTTCTACTACGGTAATCTCGGTATAGTTAAACAGCATCCAACTTAAAATAAACCCAAACTGATTATGAGGTAATAAACTTAAATCATGATTAGATATAAGATATTTCCTTAACCTTCTATTATAAAGATCATTGAATTGAGAAGAAACGTTATCAATATACTGTAACTCTAAATCACACAAATATAAAGGATCATTGGCGACCAGTTCAGAAGTATACTCAGAGTTCCTACATCCTAACTGCATACCTGGGAAATGCCAATCAGCACGATGGTGTATCCTTGACCTTACTGCCCTATCAACCTCTTCATTTATAATAAAATCTAATTTATGATAATGTTTAAACAGCTCGTCGTCGGGATTAATTAATATTTCATTAGCTAAATGGTCAACGGCTTGATTTATTTCATCAACTAAAGTAATCAATGGGGTTCTAATAGCATTAATATGTTGATGCACCTCTTCAAACTCTGCTAATGCTTGATTAATTTTTTCTTCTACAGACGGTAAGGTAATTGAAGTATTTTCCATGAGAACAGAATGTAAAACTTTACTCATATCAATAAAAGATTGATCAAGATTTATCTGTTCAACTTTGGTGATAAACGTGTCACGAAATTTTATTAGATCGCTGACTAACATGGTTATTCAAACGTGAATAGACTGTCAAAGGTTGTGGCGATCTGTGTATTTTCACTGATCTTCCAGTTCAACACACCTAATAAGTTTTCTACCTTTTGATCTACGATACCAGTTTCCATGCTGGCATCATCAAATGGTAACTCTTTAAACCACACAGGAATGTGTGTTTCGTCTGTTGGGTATCCGACACTGCTATATCCCAATGGATTGTCTTTTAACTTACATACCACAGTTTTCATACCATCAACGATTGACATCGAATAGTTATCACCCATCATGCGTTTTAAGTTGTTCCAATTCATAGCGGCCCGCACATGGCCTGGCATGTTGGCTTTACCTAGACGTTCTTCTTCTTTGGTATACTTGGTTAAGTTGTTTACCCGTTTAGGTGTACCTTTCTCCCAAGCTGGACGTTCTGTAAAGATCAATTTGAAGTCACGCACTTTAGTGATAATAGTTTCTCTATCAGCACCTGTTAATACTTCTAGCAATACGCTACTTAAGAAGTCTTGAATAACTTTGGGAGTATCACTGCGTTTTAGGTCTAGGCCCATGGCTTTTACTTTGCCGGGCGTGCCGTGTGTGTCTAAACGATGTCCTTCCATATCATAGATTAGGATAGCATAGCGTTTCTTTTTAATAAAAAGACCTTTGAGTGATACACTTTCTCGCCCACCTTTGATCAGTTCACCTTGACGTCGTGGTGTATGGAATGCCCGTTCACAGAATGCTGGAAAACTTTCATTGACTTGATCAGCGATGCTGTCATATAAGCCTACTGCAATGTCTTTGTTCCATTCCATCTTGCCTGCTAGGACATCTGCCTTGACCATCGGATAAGCACTAAAATAACATGAGTCAGTATCACCGTAGATGATCGCTTCACCGGTATGATCATATACACCTGTTATACATTCGTTTATGTATGCATCCATGTGACGGGCAATGGTCCTGCCTGTTAATGTAGTTGATTGACCGATACGTTTGTCAAAGAATCTACAACCAGGATTTAAGATAGCACCGTATAATGAGTTCAAGTTAATCTTCTTAACCAACTGTCGTTTGTCCCAGAATGCTGTATCTTCATCGGAGACAGCCTCTTTTTTCTTAGCCTGCATGTCTTGTCGTTCACGATACCAACGTTCTAGTAGTCCCGGTATAACACCTTTGCGCTCATTGCTGAATATAGTACCATTGGCACTAAGTATCCAAGGCTTGTTGCTGTCAAAGATCAAGCGCCAACAATCTGCGGCACTTAGTACATCACTGGTACCGTTAGCCCAGTCAATGGTAATCTCTGTGCCAACTTCACCATTCATGACTGCGGTGTATTCTAAACTGCCAAACAAGTTTTCCCATGCGTCTGCAAAACTACTGCCTGCTGTTTGTTTTTCTTTGATATAGTGTTCAGTCATTGTCTGGCGTAGTTGCCCAACGATAGTTTCTGGACCCATATTAAGTGCGCGAATAGCTGACGGATATAGTGAGTTAATGTCAATAGCACCAATGTAGTCATGCATGCCTGCTTTAGGAGTCGCTACATACGCACCTGCGGCCTGTGTGTCAAACTGCTCATCACGATTCCGATTTGGAACAATCATACCAAGTTGATGTGCTTCATTGATGATAGCCTGTTCTGTAACTGCCACAGCACCCATTGTTGTTTGTAGTAGCACTGTATTATCATGTGCTAGTTCATTTGCTAGATCTAAAAAACGTAGTTTGGTATCTAGTTTGTGTAACAAGGCAGTGTCTTGACGATTGTATTCGATAAACTTAGCAAAGTCTTTGTTGTACAGTTGATCTAATGTGCCTTCATACTGTGTTTTACTTTCACCTAGTTCATATTCTGAAATAGCATCTAAACTATAACTGTGACGTTCTTCATAGGTATATTTTCGATACAGTTGCATATAGTCCATATGGACACGACCAATAAGGTCAAAAGTCATGTTAGCAGCACCAAAGCGTTCAAACTCACGCTGTTTAGGAAACTGCCCCCACAAACAGAATCTGCGTGTATCATCTTTGCTTAGTACACGATTGGTACGCTGTACCATATATGGAATATCAAAACCTTCTGAGTTCCACCCTGACAAGATGTCAGCGTCATCAATCAAATCCAAGAACGTTTTAAGCAGGTCTTCTTCACGCTCCATCAAGAAACAGTTGTCATAGTTTTTAACTATTTCTTCTGCTGTTTCCCAGCTCATTGACTTAGGGGGGATCACCATGGTAACTAGTTTGTCTAGCCAATTGAGATATACTGATACCGCAGTGATTGGATTAAACGGATCCTCTGGACGACTGAAACCACGGACAGGATCAAAGTCAACTTCAATGTCAAAGAATGCTGTTTGTAGTTTAGGCGACTTCTGTCCTAAATAGTTTTCTTCAAGACAGCGGAATACAGGGTTAATATCACTTTCCCATATGCGCTTACCTGAATTGATTTTAACTTCTTTGTGGAACTCTTTGCCTATACGTGTGCTGAATCTGCTAACAGGTGTGTCATAGATTGTACGGAATTTACCGCGAGGATCGTCGTAGTAAAATGTATAATTTGCGGGATATTCTTTATATTCTCTTTGTCCATTTACACGTTCAACGATGTAAATGCGATCTTTTGTTCTATCGAACAATGCGTCTACGTAACTCATCTTTTTCCTTTTTTGTGCGACTTCTAGCTCACACACACTCTTCATGCCCGTATGGGCGTTTTATTAATTATAACACTAATACTCGGTAAAATCCTATACTATCGATAATAAAAAGTGTCATGGTAGTCATCAGCAAGCCAAAGCTACCGCGACTAATGCTTGTAAATATACTAATACTTAGTGCTACAAAAATAATAGGATAAACTATTAACCAGTTAGTATGCGGTACAGTTAAACTAACAGCTAAAGATATTATTATATTTAAAATCCAGTTAGCAACTTCTAAACACAATCTAACTGGGTGGCTGTGCCAATCTCGTTTGACAAAGTCAACAGTTTTATGCCAGTCTAAATCCATAATTTATTGTGCCATAATGTGTGTATTTCTTGTGCTCTATCTAAGGGAATATTTAATCCAAACGTTTGATTTATATTATCTATAACTGGTAGTATATTTGGATCAAACAGTCTTTGAACTTCAAGTTCAAAAATATTTTTATCTTTGAAATTAAAATATTTAACATATTGCCATCTAGAATAAACTTGTTTTTCTAATCTAACAATAGGAGCCGTTTCTGCATCACTTGATGTATAATACCCCAGTCTCAACATTTCTCTACGTCTTAACATCTCATATGATTTTTTGTCATTGATTGTTAAAACTATCATAAATTTCTGTAAGAATACATCTAAGATATCTTCGCTGAGAAAATCTATAGCATGTCCGATGTGAACACTTTTTTTATAACCATTGAAATTTATTGAATCCAGGTAGTTCATAAATAAATCTTTATTTGTGCTAAAAGTATGATGTTTATTGTCTATAGATATGTGTGCTGTTGCATTTTCTATATCTGAATACCAATCCAATAGATATTGATAATATTCATCATGTGATTTAGCTCCCAACGGATTAAAATCAGCATCAAGAGACATTAAATTCCGTAGATGTGTTCCACCTGCTAAATGCGGATAACTGATAAAATAAAAATTATGATTTATAAAATCAGATACTTTTGTCATTAAATAGTACGGCCAACTGTTTCTAAGATGTCTGTTAAGGTTTCGTGATCAGCGTTAGTTTCTGTTAGTTTAGATTTTTGAGCAATCTTGATAGCTTTTTTAAGGATAGCTGGTTTGATTTCTAGTTCTTCTGCTATTGCCTTAACAGTATCATTAAGACCTGCTGATAAATCTTCTACTTCTTGTAATACAGCGATACCTTCGTTGATTAATTGTGTTAATTTGGCTTTTTGTTCGCCTGAAAACATTTTTGACATGATAGTTCCTTGATTGAAAAATATATTATACTTGAAGTATTTAACTGTGTCTAGAGGTTTGGCTAATTTATTCTACACTTGCGTAGAATACGGGTAGCAGTTTGGAATTCTAATGCTAAATCGTCGTATAGATCTTCTGGTGGACGTTCGGCATAAGCACGACTCATATAGGCCATTTGTCCTATGTCACTATAGTAGACTTCTGTGGGCCAACGATACTTACCCCATTCCATGCTGTTAATCAACAGGCACTCATCACCTACATTTTTTAGTAATTCTTTCTTGGCTTTTACTGGAAGATTAACACTGCTGAGTAATTTAATACCTACTGGCACAGTGTTAACTTTTGGTTTATCTAGATAGTGAGCAAATAAATGGACTACATAGGCTTCTAATTCATGCGCCAAATTTATTGTAAGTTCGCATTCTGCTCTGCGAACTAGATCATAGGATTCCTTGACATAGTAATCCCAGTTATTCATTTACGTTACCACTTACGACATGACCAATAGCGTGCTTTGGTCCTTGGCCCTGGATTTGCACAGTTATGACGAGCACGGAATGAACGGCGTCGTGCTGGATTTGATTTCTTGATGCGCATGTTAGGATCACCAAAGTTTACTTTTTTGATATTGCCTGTGCTAGGATCTTTAACATAAACCTTAAATTTCTTAACATCGCCACGCATAGGCTTACCAAGAGGTACTTTGCGACCATGATATTCTGCTTCATCCAATTGTTCATCTTCGTTGTACCACATTTCGCCATAGGCTTCAAAAAATGCATCACCATGATATATTTCTTCCGCTATTTTTGATTCTGATAAAAATTCATTGATTTTCATTTGGTAACTGGTCCTCCTTCGACCCAAGCGTCACAGGTGCGTTTACTCGCACACTTAAATTTAAGGAATTTACAATAACCTAGTTCGCCGGCATCAATAGTGTCCATGGGATTTGATCCTGGTTCTGTTCCTATACCTTTAGCTATACAATCTAGCATATCTTCAGATATATCAAATGCCGCACAGTTACCACAGCGGTTTTGTTTGACTGATTCTATGTCACTAGTATTCCATTTGTCTGCTAGTTCTTGCCAAT